TGCCATAGAGGAACTTCGTGACCGTTTTGGAAAACGCGCAATTACCTATGCCACATTGTTGGGCGACCTGAAAATGCCGGATGACGGCCGACACAGCGTAAAGATGCCCGGCCTGATGTATCAGTGATCGAGTATCTGCAAATTGCCACCACATACACCACCGCTTTCCAAGGAGGGAATTTGATTATGCTGATAAGACAGCCCATTCGGAACAACCGAACTATTGGAGAAAAAAAGCCGAGGGTATTCGATGCTCTCATCGATACTGACGACGGCGAGATTTATTTGGAACTGAAGTCTGCCAAGCAAAAGGAAGTAGTCCGGCTCTGTGATGTACTTACCCAAATTGAGCAGGCTAAACGCCAAGCACGTAAGAAGTAATCCATCCAGGGGAACATTCCCCACGATAACAGAACAGCGTTCATCTATCGAGCCCTGGCTCCTTCCGTAAGGATGAGTGACCTAACTGCCGAAGTGAAGCAACGATCAGAAATGATTTGCTTTATTTCGGCAGTTTATTTTTTTGCCCATTTTCTGCTCCTGCTTCGCTTTCCAACGAAGAAAGGAACAGAAAATTATGAAAATCAAGTACGAATTTGCCGATGGCACTACCAGTGAAGTAGAAGTTTCCGACGATATTGGCTCCGTCATTATTGACTCTCGCAAAGCAGAACACGCCGCCGACGAGCGTGAACGCTACCACCGGGAGTTCTCTATGGATGCCTTGGACTACGAAAGCGGCGAGTGGGCGCAGACTGCTACCCCGGAAGAGGAACTACTCCTCCGGTACGCCAACTGCGAACTGCTGCAAAAGCTCCAAAAGCTGACCCCTGTGCAGCGGAAACGCCTGCTCTGCTATGCCGAAGGTATGACCTACCGGGAAATTGCCCAGTTGGAGGGTACTCAAGTTAAGGCTGTCCAAGACTCCATCGAGCAAGCCAGAAAAAAACTTAAAAAATTTTTCTAAAAACACTATACAAAACAGCCGTTTTTTCTGCGTATAGCGAAAGGGTTATAAATTCCGCCCTTTCAGAAGGAGGAAAAGCATATGGAACACAATTTGACTATCAGTGTTTCCAAAGACCCCCGACGGGGTGGCATTGTACAGTGCCGGAACGTCTCGATCCGTGAAAAAGTGCTGACCTTTTTATTTGGTCCGCTGCGTAAAGTCACGATCCTCGTTCCCGGCAACACAGTCTCCACCGTCACCATTTCAGAAGCCGAGGAAGGAGGTAGCACATGAAGCTGTATGAGGTAAATCAGCTGATCGCCGACATCTTTGAACAGCTGGTCAATCCGGAGACGGGCGAGGTTATTCCGGACGAAGCCTTGCTTGCCCAGTTGGACAGCTTGCAGATGGAACGTAGTCGTATCCTGGAATACTTGGCGAAGCTGGTGCTGAACACCAAGGCTGACGCAGCAGCCCTCAAAGAAGAGGAACAGCGACTGAAGGAACGCCGAGCGACTATGGACCGGAAAGTAGAACGGCTGATGGCAATCCTCGACCGGGAGTGCGCCGGTGAGAAAACCGATTGTGGCGTTGCCACTGTCTGCTATCGTCGCACCACCAAGGTTGATGTGGCGGATAGCAAAACCGCCATCAGTTGGCTCAAGGCAAATGGCTACGACAGTTGCTATAAGCAGCCCGAGCCGGAAGTCAGCAAGACCGAGGTAAAGAAACTGCTCCAGGGCGGTACGGAAGTCCCCGGTATCACACTTACGCAGGACCTTTCCTGCTCCCTTCGATAAGGAGGTCACGCCATGTTAAAAATTTCAAGCGGCATTGTTAGTCGCGCACAGAAGGTGGTTATTTATGGTGCAGAGGGTATCGGCAAATCCACCCTCGCAGCACAATTCCCCAATCCCTTGTTCATCGACACGGAAGGCGGTACTGCCCACATGGATGTCCGCCGTATTAGCAAGCCGGAGTCCTTCGATGAACTGATCGGCATTGTCCAGGAGGTAGCCAAAGAGCCGAATATCTGCGGCACTCTCATTCTGGACACCGCAGACTGGGCAGAGCAGCTCTGCATTACTGGAGTCTGCAACAAGTACAAGAAGGCCGGTATCGAGGACTTCGGCTATGGCAAAGGCTACACCTACCTTGCGGAAGAGTTCGGCCGATTGCTGAATGCCTTGGATGCGGTAATCGCCGCCGGCATTCACGTGGTTGCCACAGCCCACGCCAAGATGAGGAAATTTGAGCAGCCGGACGAAATGGGCGCTTATGACCGTTGGGAAATGAAGCTGTCCAAGCAGGTCGCTCCTCTGCTGAAGGAGTGGTGCGATATTCTGCTGTTCTGCAATTACAAGACTTACGTGGTTACCACCCAAAATGAGACCAAGAAGGCACAGGGTGGCAAGCGTGTGATGTACGCCACTCACCACCCCTGTTGGGATGCAAAGAACCGCCACGGTCTGCCGGACGAACTGGAACTGGACTATGCCAACATTGGGCACCTGTTTGGTAACGCCTCGGCACCGGCACCTATTGCGGCACCTGCACCCCAAACAGATACACGAGTATCCCTCGTTGAGCAAGTCAGAGCAATGCTCCAAGAGGCAAAGGTTGCAGAGCCGGAGCTACAGGAGATTGTCGCCCAGCGTGGTCACTTCCCCGCCAATGTACCCCTGGATGAGTATCCGGAGGCGTTTCTGAAAAACTGGGTAATTCCCAACTGGCAGAAAATTGTTGAAACCATCGAGGCAGACCCCAATCGGCTGCCGTTCTAAAAAACTGGAGGTAAAGCTATGAGCAATTACGATAACAACCTGGCAATGGACTGGAATGACGCCATCGAGGACGATGGTCAAGAGTTTGTCCTTCTGGAGGAGGGCGACTACAACTTTGTGGTCCGTGATTTCGAGCGTGGCCATTTCCCCGGCAGTGCCAAACTGCCTGCCTGTAACAAGGCAACCCTTACCCTTGAGGTAGATACCCGTGAAGGTTCTGCCTTCGTCAAGTACGACCTGATCCTCTGCCGTACTTTGGAGTTCCGTATTTCCTCCTTTTTCCGCTGCATCGGCCAAAAGAAGCACGGTGAGCGACTGGTTATGAACTGGAACAAGGTGGTCGGCGCACAAGGTCGTGCCCACTTCAAGCCCCGTCCCTACACCACCCGGGACGGCGAACAGAAGCTGGCTAACGATGTTGACCGCTTCCTGGACTATGACCCCGCCTTCTTTCCCAAGCAGCAGACCCCTGCCTGGGTAGGCGACGCAGAGAAAGCTCCGCAGCAGAGCTGGACGCAGGGCTCTTTCTAAATGCTGACCCTTCGACCGTATCAAAGCGAGGCAAGAGATGCGGTCATCGCCGAGTGGGATAAAGGGCACCGGAAGACACTTCTGGTGCTTCCCACCGGCACTGGTAAGACCGTGGTCTTTTCCTCCATTATTGGGCAGCGAGTGGCTCGTGGAGGAAAAGCTCTAGTCCTCGCACACCGGGGAGAATTGCTGACGCAAGCAGCAGATAAGCTGTTGGCGGTGACTGGCTTGCCCTGTGGTTTGGAAAAGGCAGAAAGCTCCAGCCTTTACGGCAAGGAAGCGATTACTGTCGGGTCTGTCCAGACTATGGCACAGGAGAGCCGACTCCGGCAGTTCCCCTCGGATTACTTTACTGACATCGTGGTGGACGAAGCCCATCACTGCCTGTCGGATAGCTATCAGCGGGTCTTGGAGCATTTTCCCAAGGCGAACATCCTGGGCGTTACAGCTACGCCGGATCGTGGCGACCGGAAAAATCTTGGTCAATACTTCGATAGCATGGCTTACGAATACAGTATGGAGTCCGCCATTCGGGAGAAATATCTGTGTCCCGTCAAAGCTCAACTAATCCCGTTGGAATTAGATATCACCCAGGTGAAGGTCACCACCGGCGACTATAGTGCCGGACAAATTGGCACTTTTTTGGAGCCCTATCTCCTGCAGATAGCCAAGGAGATGGCGGACTATTGCAAGGATAGAAAAACCGTCGTGTTTCTACCCTTGGTACACATTTCACAGCAGTTCCGGGATATCCTTAACAGCTATGGCTTCCGTGCTGCCGAAGTTAACGGCAATAGTACCGACCGTGCGGAAATTCTGGCCGACTTTGAGTCCGGCAAATATAACGTGTTGTGCAATTCAATGTTGCTGACGGAGGGTTGGGATTGCCCGTCCGTTGATTGCGTTGTGGTGCTTCGCCCCACGAAGGTCCGGAGCCTTTATCAGCAGATGGTTGGGCGTGGTATGCGACTGTGTCCCGGCAAGGATCACCTGTTGCTGTTGGACTTTCTTTGGATGACTGAACGGCACGACCTTTGCCGACCCTCTGCTCTTATTTCCAAAGATGCGGAGATTGCCAAACGCATAGACGAACAGATGCAAGGGTCAGCGGACAGCATTGACCTTATCGAAGCGGAGGAGCAAGCGGAGCGTAACATTCTGCAGGAGCGTGAGGAGACCCTTGCCAAGGAACTAGCTGAAATGCGGATGCGGAAACGGAAACTGGTCGACCCACTTCAGTATGCACTTTCCATCGCCGCCGAAGACCTAGTTGGCTATGTCCCCACCTTTGCTTGGGAGATGGCACCGCCCTCTGAAAAACAACTGGCATTTTTGGAGCAACGCGGCATCTTTGCAGAGTCCGTTGAGAATATGGGCAAAGCAAGCCTGCTGATCGACCGCCTAATGAATCGGCAGAAGCTGGGGCTGGCCACACCCAAACAAATCCGCTGCTTGGAGCGTTATGGATTCCGGCAGGTTGGCACTTGGCAGTTCGAGGACGCCGGACGGATGATTTCCCGGTTGGCGGCAAACAGCTGGCGGTTGCCCTATGGACTCAATCCCCATAATTACAAACCTTAATTCGGGAGGCTTTTCGTATGAGTAATATTTTGGCTGCCTTGCAGCAGATTGATGTATCTGCCGTCAGCTATCAAGAGTGGATCAATGTCGGAATGGCACTAAAGGCAGAAGGGTTCGCTTGCCAGGTTTGGGACGACTGGAGCCGTGGCGACAGACGCTACCATCCCGGAGAATGCGAACGCAAGTGGAATACCTTCCGAGGCAGCACCTCTCCCATTACCGGAGCAACCATTGTGCAGATGGCAAAAGACCGAGGCTGGACACCATTTGGTCCCGGGTCAGCGATGGACTGGGACGACGTCATTTTGGATGACGGCGACAGCTTCAACCAGTACACACAGCCAGAAACCTGGGAGCCGGCACAGGAGCTAATTACTTACCTAGAGACCCTGTTCGACAAGGACGATTTCGTCGGCTATGTGACCGGCGATGTTTGGCAAGATGCAGAAGGCAGATGGGTGCCGGCAAAGGGCGTGTACTCCAAAACTGCCGGTGAGCTGATTGCTTCTTTGCGAAAGCATCCCGACGATCTCGGTGCGACCATTGGCGATTGGAAGCCGGAGGTTGGTGCGTGGATTCGCTTCAATCCAGTGGACGGCGAAGGTGTGCGTAATGACAATATTACCCGCTTCAAATATGCCCTGGTGGAGTCCGACAGTATGCCAATTACCGACCAGGATGCTATGTACCGAAAGTTGGAACTGCCGATTGCTTGCTTGGTGCATTCCGGTGGCAAAAGCCTTCACGCCATTGTGAAGGTGGATGCCGAGGACTACAACGAATACCGCAAGCGAGTGGAATTTCTGTATGACTTCCTAGAAAAGAACGGGCTGGCGGTGGACAAGCAGAACCGCAACCCATCTAGGCTCTCTCGAATGCCCGGTGTTACCCGGAATGGCAATCGGCAGTATTTGTTGGGGACACATATCGGCAGAAAGAGTTGGGTGGACTGGCTGGACTTTGCGGAAGGCGTTACCGACGAACTTCCGGATATGGTCTCCCTGGACACCTACAAAAACGACTTGCCGGTATTGCCGGACGAACTCATCAAGGGTGTACTTCGCTGCGGTCATAAAATGCTGATTTCCGGTCCGTCGAAGGCTGGTAAAAGCTTCGCCCTTATGGAGTTGAGTATTGCCATTGCAGAAGGCACCAAGTGGCTGGGCTTTCCCTGTAAAAAAGGGCGTGTGTTGTATGTCAATTTGGAGATTGACCCTGCGTCCTGCATTATGCGTTTTATGAAAATCTATGAGGCACAAAAACTGCCGAAGCGGAATATGGGCAATATCGTGATTTGGAACTTGCGCGGACACGCTGTCCCCTTGGATAAGCTAGTCCCCAAACTCATCCGGCGTGTGAGAGATCAGCACTTTGATGCCATTATCGTTGACCCAATTTACAAGGTCATTACTGGCGATGAAAACAATGCCTCTGATATGGCACTTTTCTGCAACCAGTTTGACAAGATTTGTACCGCCACCGGCTGTGCGACAATTTACTGCCACCATCACTCCAAAGGTACACAGGGCAATAAAAAGGCTATGGACCGTGCAAGCGGAAGTGGCGTTTTTGCGAGAGATCCGGATGCCCAGCTTGATATGACTCCGCTAGAGCTTACAGAAACACAGATGAATATGCTCCGGGACGGCAACGCAACAGCGTGGCGGTTGGAGAGCAATCTGCGTGAGTTTGAAAATATCCGGCCAGTCAACTTTTGGTTTGAGTA